AGCCTTGATTTGCTGCTTTGAAGTTTCCTTGGCTAACTGACTGTGCAACTGATGATGCCATCTGGGCGCGCTCGCCAGAATAGGGAGCGGCCTGTGCGGGATCAACGGGATCAAGCATTTTTACTAACTTCTTTAACATGCCTTTTCTAGATGAACCAAAGAGATACTTACCCAGCATCACCACACCAGCACCAACGGCCAATGGGGCACCAATGGCTCCGAGGGCACCAAGAACACCACCAGCGGTCATTGCAGAGCCGCCGATCCAACTGGCGATACCGCCGGCGCCCTGTGCGGCGCCAGCTAACAAGCCGGCATATCCCGTAGCTGCTGACGATATTCCACTTGCAGCGCCGCCCAAAACTGCTCCGGGGGCCATAGCTGTGGTTGCCGCCGCGGCGCCACCAAGGGCACCTTTCTGGCCACTACTGAGTGCTTCTGGAATTTCCTCTTCTTCCTTAAAGACCTTGTAAGTTCGAGACAGATCTTTAAGAAGTGCTTCGGTATATTGTTTAAGTGTGATAATGATAGCATTGGCTACTTCAACTGGCATCTGACCATGAATTGCTGAATCTTTTACAGATTGATACATCAATGCTAGGGTTGTCGTGCCTTTTTCAAACTTAGCAGAATCTTTAATATTAGGGAATCCCGGATAGTCCTGCTCAAACTGATCAAACATCTTTTTAACGGTCTTGTTTGCAGCCTGATCTAGGGAGCGCTTAAGGGTTCCGCTGATCTTTTTACTGTGTTCGGGATCTTTGCCGCCGATCATGTTTTTAAGTGACGACCAGATACCCTCAGTAATAACACCTTCGTTGATAGCTTTGGCTAACTGTTGCTCGTCAAGTCTCTGTTGAATTCTTTCTTGAATTAATAACGCAACTTGCTCTTTTGATAATTGTTTACTCATGCTCGGTGGTTCCTATAACTTCATTTAAGAGTCGATTAATTTTATCTGCTTTTGTAAAAATGTTTGGTGAGCTTAAATCTTTAGCTTCCCTCATCATGAAGGCGCCGGGAGTAGACGGCTCAGAAACGAAATCAAAACAGATTAATTGAAAGTCGTCTTCCACCATTGTGGCGCCATTACTTTCAGTAACAGATCCCATACCTCTAGATGAAATTCCAAGTTTTACGCCAGAGTTCACCAGAGAACGAAGAATATTGCCGGCGGGAGTGTCAAGAACTTTGACCTTACCCATAACATCTTTCCCCTCAAACCACACATCGGTTACCATGTGAGAAGCATTCTTAAGATTAATAACTGAATCATCTGGGTGATCTAGTTCCCCCAAAGCTCTGCGTTCCTTAACAAGTTTCTGATAATTTTCAACTTCACGCATTAAGACCCTATGAGGGTAAACGCGACCGTTGCCATTCTGTGTGTCTGATTTTTGCATGATTCCTGAAAGCATCATTCCGCCATTTGCGACAAAACGCTTTTCATCTTCAGTTAGGAGATCTTGGCAGACCCCGCCTTCACATAATTCATAATATTCTCTTAAAAGCACTTTAGACATCTTGTTCCCCCTCTCCAGCTTCAATTTGATCTATGGTGCGATACTGCGGGACTCCAGCCCTTGAGGGGCGGCCGCGAGCAATCCAGTCTTGTTCTTGCGTCTGTCTCTGAGTTACGCGTTGCTGAGCATCGCTTGAACCTTGAGCAGCTAACTGATCATCGGTTGCATCCATCTGATTAAGCATGGCGGCCTGTGTAGAGCCGGGCTGGCCCGGTTCGGGTTCGTCACCAGTGGCTTCGGGCCCCTGTTCTGGCTGTTGTTGCGCCGGTGCAGCTTCAATTGCTTGATTAATGGTTGCAATTGCGCCTTGGAGGCCTCGGGCGGCCTGCTGCATTGCTGGCAACTCTAAAATTCCCATTGCTTGCGCATTTTGGGCAAAATCTGAATATGCTGCTCCTAATGGTTTAAGGGCCGCTTTCGCCTTCGCAACTAGTTGCTTTTGTGTGGCTTGCGCTTTCAGGTCATCTGCCTGCCCACCCAATTCAGCAGCCGTCTTATCGGCGCCGAGGGCACTGGCGAAAGCCTGACCTCCCTTCTTGCCCAATCTCTTGAGATCTGTACCAAGCTTGGCAGCCTGACCGCTGACGGCGCCCTTTGCTTGGGTCCATGCTCGGCCCAGCGCGCCCTCATCGATCTCTCCATCTTCGACCATTTTGTCGAATTCCTCTAGAACGAGTTCTCTTAGTTCAGATTCAGTTAGTTTAATACTTTGCACAGCTAAGAGCCCTTGCAGCAGTGTCTAACTGGTTGAAGCATCCACTTCTTTGTCCAGATATTTGTGTTCATGTTTAACCCCATTGTCTCCGAAGACCATATTCAATACATATGATGTTCCCGATGCCAACCAACCTAAAAGAAAGAAATTGGCCACAGTTACATCAAAATTAAATAGTTCTGTAAATGGAGAAAGTAGCATTAAAAACCAACCCACATGAAAACCTATGCACATTGGGCACCTAAACAGTTCTCCCATCTTTCCTTTGGCGGGGCGAATTGCGTTAAATAGCTTCCCATATACAACTATCTGCGTTAGCCCGTAGGCGCACAATATAAACGCCAATAAATCCATAACTACTCCTACTCTAAGGTATACATATAATTCAGAGAATAGGGATCCCGAATGACACCGTAGCGTATAGAACCCTGATCCACTGATTGTGGCACTTCCCCCAATTCTGTTGAATCTTCTTTATCTGGGTGGACAAGCGCGTCGTCGTCCATGGAAATGATTGCCTCCGTATTCTCGAAATAGGGGCGCTCTTCATCAATAAACATTGATACATTAATTAAAGCTAATTTGGGACCACTAATATCTTCTTGCATTGGCTGCTGGATAGTGCCCTCCACTGCTCCATAGAATGAGCCGGCCTGTATCGATTCTGGCACTAATATGCCTTTTTTCGTTAGGTGTACCATAAGGCGGTTTTGGGCGCCGTATACTAAATCGTTCATTGTCTCTTTGGGAAACGTAGTTATTTTATTGTTAGCTGGGGAAAGAACAATATCGATATCGCCATGATCAAAAATCATAATATCGCCACTCAATGACTGGCGAGCATCTAGCTCTAGCCTAACCTTTTTTTCGTTGGCCTTTTCGCCAACTCTAATTACTATCGCCATCTTTCGAGATCTCCTCTACAAGCGATTGCGTTTTTAATACTGTTAGTAAAACTTTTTCATTTATGGACGTTTCTTTTAATCCTTCCAGAAGATCTGCCACATGTGAAACTTTTTCTAGCATTTCGGAGTCTTCACGAATATAGTCTATCTCTTTTGCTTCTCTAATTTTCGCCTTTAAGCGGCCAACCTCCTCATTAAGGAAAGTTTTTAATTCTACCGCATTATCTACGAACGATGTTATATAACATGTTAAAAGTTTCTTCTGTTGTTCCAACAATCCAGAGTCATATTTTGTATTAAACTTCTTTACAAATGCTTCTATCACTAAAGAGTCTACTTGCTGTTGTTCGTCTCTCTCAGTAGGTGCGCACATGTTTTGCATGATTATACTTTCTAGTATGACTCTGTTCTTGGGGCTCGTGGCCATAGAAAACATCTGATCTATTGTTGCTAAATTCTTGTAATTGGGAACAAAGTTGTTAAAGACCGATGGCTCCAATTTCTTATTGATATCGTGAATCAATTTAGTTTGCTGAGAGAATAACGCTTGGGGGCTGATTGCCCTCTTTTGGAGAACAGCTTCTCTCATTATTCTATGACCGGTCTCGGGAACAAGATTTTGATTTTCACTCAAGGAACGATAGCATTCCAAATCCATACGGAGCAGCGAACCTTCTCGGAAGTGTTCTTTTATAATTGAAACTATCTTATTTCTACGCAGCTGATCTTTTTGCAAAATAGCACTGGTGCCCTCTCTCACAAGCGCCTCATAAACAAAGGCTGTGTTTCTTTTTTTATTATGCTTAATCTTCATTTTCATGCTCCACTGTTTTTTTACTTTTTTCTTCTAGCGCGCCCAACAAAGTGCGGATTGATTCATTAACCTCAAACAATTTATTCTCCTCGCTGAGTTCTTCTAACTTATAATTAGGCTCTACAGATTCATAAATACCTTTCGCAATGCTGGGGATTGTGTTAATCTCTGATCCGGGGAATATGGCACGTGTTGCGGAGCCTCTCTTTTCATGGTTGTATTGGGAGTTATAATTTCTTATTCGAGGGCCACTACTCTTTCGCTTATCAGATTTAACTGGATGATATGCCTTACCCTTGGCTCCAGGCGTGAGCCGCGGCGCGTTTCGAGATCCGGGGGGCACAGCTAACAGCGCCGAGTCATCTGCCGGCGCAGCATCAGCATCTGATGCCGGCATCTCTTCGCCGCCGGCATCTGCCAGCGGATCGGCTAGCGGATCGGCCTCCATGTCCATTCCCATATCGCCTCCCATATCGCCTCCAACAGCGCCGGCGGTTTCTGCTGCCGCGGCTTGTTCTGCTACTTGTTGTAAGGCAGCATCATGCTTGCGATCATAGTACATCTCTCTCTGGTTGCGAACAAACTCTTCATGAGACATGCCAAAGATGTTATGAGATACCCACGAACGAGAGAAGTAACCCTCTGTTGCAGAGCCGGCAATATCAAACTTAGCTTTCCAGTGTTCGATTTCTTGAAGCTCGGCAATTTTAGATGGATTGTTGAGGGACAACGAAAAACTAAGCAAGTCGTCTCCTCGAAAGCCTAGCGTGTAGAGGTGGATGATGCCCACCTTTTCTAATTCTGTAATGATGACCCTTTGAAGGCGCTGGATGGTGCGCGCAAAACGAATATCTTTTTGTGCTAATGTCGTTTTATCCTCCGAAGCTCCTTCGCCCATAGTCAAATATGCTTGAGGAATCTTTAAAGCGGCGAACAGTTTATCACGCAAATATTTTACATCATCAATAGCTGTGGTGTTTTGGCCGCCGGCAAGATTTGTAATGTCTGTAGCTGATCCCGGACGCACTGGAATGAAATAGTCTTCCTCGATGCTCATGGGATTGTATCTTAAATCGACTCTGCCTGTGGAGGCATCAATTACCGAGTGCCTTTTGAGGTTGGTTACAATTTTCTCCATATATTGTTCTACGTCGTTGGGTGGTACCCCTCCCACATCAATCTTAAACAGTCTTCTTTCAGACGAGCGAATAACCCGATATGCCATCATTGCATCCTCCACCAATGTCAACTGGCGAAAAATACGGCGCGCTGGTTCTAAAATCGAAGTCCCATACGGTGCATACTTATCGTTTCCTAAAATGCGGAAATGGGCAATTTGCCAATTTTCGAATGTCATGCCGGCTGAGTTCCACTGATACTGGATGTAGTTGGGGTTTGTGGAATCTTTTCCTTCGAGCCTTTCAACCTCAGAAGACGGCAGTGCAATAACCGATTGCACTCCATATTTGTCATCAATGTCCAAGTATAAAAAGAAGTCTCCATATTTACACATTGTGCGGGCCCAGCCGAATAGATTATAATTCAGACTTAGTATGTTTTCATATAACACCGCAAGAACAGCTCTAATTTCTTCATTAGGGCATTTAATATTGAGCATCGGCCGCAAATCGGAATACGTGGTCATCTCGTCAGCATAAATATCCAACGATGAAGCAATCTCAGGAGTGTACTCCATCTGATCAAAATCCACATAGCGCTCGACCCTCTTTTGATTTTGCATCGCATTGGTAGCGAGAACGTCCAAAGGATTATAAAGAGACTTTTTAAACTGTTGGCCAGACGCTGACTTGAATCGTGCAGAAAATTTATCTAGATGTTGGCGGCGGATTCGGCGGCCGGACTGTGATCGGTAGTTAATGATCGGGCCCGAGAAAAGCCTAGTCAGTGCTTTGAATAGATTAGACTGCGTGTTTCTCGGGTTCTTTGCACTTTTGTAATCGTTAGGTGGCATTTATCTTCTCACTTAATTATCCATTTATATTGATTATATAACTTATCTGCTTCATTCATTTTATCAAACAAACTATCTTTCTTGTAGCCTTCTTGGCCTTTAATTTGAGTGTTCATGGTTGTTTTGCTTGTCATGATTGCATCTACGAAAGCTTTTTTATAGTTAAGTTCTCTTGCGTTGTTTTGAATCGCCGTATCCCTTACCCAGCAAGCGATGGCCAAGGCCATTACCAAATCATCATGGTAGCCCTTCATCGCTTGCGGCTTTCCGTTCCTCCAAATAAAAGTCTTCATCTCATTAACTGTTCGTGAAGAATATACGGTAATTAGTTTGTTTCTTATGAATTCTTCTAGTTTGGCAATAATGAGGGGGCGCGTCTTCATGGTGGTGGTAAATCCGGGGACTGCGCTATTCATATATTCTCCTTCGTGCTGCTCTACAAACTCGTGAGTCGACTTGATCGAATAATAAAGATTCGGGTATTGGTACTCGGTTAACTTATCTAAAACAGAATAACCAATATTGTTGTTTTCTACGACGACCATACAAGTACCATACTCTCTTCCAACTTGATTGATCATATTTGCATACATGTCTAACGTTGGCTTGCCTTGGTATTCCCCTACTACCTCCAGAGTCTCAAGCTTTACAATATGAAAAGTAGAATAATCGGCACCATCGCCACGAGCAACATCTGCAACCATTAAATAATTACAAGTGGGATCAAATTCTTCCCAAATCCAAAAATTGCGATCGAATGCTGTTCTGTGTTTTGGCTCCCTGATCGTAGTTGAAAGCCACTCCATGCATTCCGAATCGATAACGGTCTCGCCGGATGTATTGAANTTACATTCAAGCTCTTGTGCGATTTGGCGTTTGGACATGTTTCGGGTTTCTTTTTTATACCACTCTCCATCGCGATCTGGGTGTACTTCCCACGGCAATGTTGTGAGATTAAAGTTGTTTAGACCACCTTCTGCATCTGTGCAAGTTTTGTGGAACCAGTTTCCAACTCCGTTTGGCGTTGACAGGGCAATGCATCGACCGCCTGTGGAAAGTGTAGGGTAAAGACCCGTCCACAATTCTTCGAGGCCTTCGATGTGGGCCGCCTCGTCGAGAACCAATAAAGAAAGTGCCTCAGAACGTCCCGCATCTCCAGATGTGGAGGCGGCTTTAATCGATGAGCCATTAGAAAGCTCAAACGAGGTGCGGTTATCAACACTGATTTTTGCTATTCTTAACCAGTCTGGAACATTGCGCATAATGTTTTTAACTTTTTTAACCAAGTTTCCGGCAGTCGCAAATTTTGTAGCCATAACAAGAATGGCTTTATCACGATGAAACAGCATCATCCACACAATGTATCCCGCCGTTATGGTGGATATTCCAAGTTGCCGAGCTTTCAATATCACATTAAATCGATAATCATTAAAGTCTCTTAGAAGGGTGTCTTGAAACTCATATGTATCAAAAAGGATCAGCCCATGCATCGGGTGAGATATGCGCGCATAATTGTTTAAAAAGTAAGACGGGTCTTTGCCACACTTAAGTATTTCTTTTACTTGTTGTTTTTTGTCTAATTGAAAATTCATACATCTTTCAAGGCCAATATCACTTCTTCTCGATTAGCAAGATCTCCCTCACCATCAAGCACAATCATCTCTTCCATCCCATCCGTGTGCATCATATCAATAAGTTCTGCGTCTGACATATTTTCAAACCCATGAGGATCTAAGGCGTTATAAAGCTCGCCTTCATCTTCCATATCACGATATTCACCCTCTACCACTTCTTCATCTTCATCATCACGCTGGCCGGGGACACCAGAAATGGAATGCGTCCCATAAGAAAGGCCGGCCATCTCTATTACCTTACGAAAAGCTTTGTCGGCTACATATTCACGAAGAGGGCCCAAGCTGATCGCTGGGCGCCCTTCGGCGCCTGGATTATAGAGAGTTTCTTCTCCGGGGTAGTCTTCATCGCCTGGAGACGATAATTCGACACCGGGAATCTTTTCGAAAACAGATTGAAATAGCTCAGCCACCGTTTCAGCATCCATGCCTTGGATTAAGGCAGATAGTTGGTCCTCGATATCTGGGCCGGAGTCGTTCTGGAACCCTCGGTATTCGCTTTCTGGAGCGTCATCACCTGGAATTTCCATGGGATAGGTTTTGTTTGTGTCTATGGGGGGAACTTTCGGGGGCTCCGGTGTATCTTTCTCTTGCTCATACCAATCGGGCTTGGGGCCGTCGCCTTTAATATAGTCGATTAGTTCCTGAGCCTTACTTTCTTCTAGCGAGAGCCCCTCTTCTCTCAGGTATTCTTCTATAACAATTCGATAAAGATCGTTGCGAGAAATATTCATCTTTACTTCTTCCGAGTATCGTTTTTAGGGCGGGTACCTATCCCGCCTTGATCCAAGAAAGAACGCCACTTTGTATCAACAGTGTCGGCCGATGGTGCATCAAGGCGCATCTCTTCCGAGAGTTCTCCTACTTTAAAGTGCATCTTGGCCAGCACCCAGGATCTCACGCGAGACGAATTCTCTACGCGAACATCCACCTCGCCTTCTTTCGTAAGCGACACAGTGTTGCCTGTAACCTTTTTATATTCTTTTTTAAGCCAGCCTGAAATGTCAACCAACCGCTGTTCCATCTCTTCCTCAAAGCCGCCGGCATAAACTTCTTTTAATTGAATCTCTGACTGATAACTGAGGCACATCATATCACCGTAAATCTTTACGTTGAAGCCGTCCATGACTCTTTGATCGATGAGGGCATCCCCCTCTTCTCTTCGAAGAACACCGGTGTTTGCCGGCTCATAGTCCTCTCCCAATGCTCCATCGTAAGCGTTTGCGGCCGCTTGCGAGAGTCCTTGAATTATTTCATATACTGTTGCCATTATTTGGTCTCCATCCTTTTTGCCATCTTTCCTCTCTATCTTCAACATAAGTGATATAGCATGAATAGCAGCAATCAAATTTGATCAGACAAACATCATCCATAGATTTCTTTGGAAAATTTCCGCAGACAGGACACGTTTTTAGAGATTCTCTATTAAGTAGTTTTTTTGTAACCTTTATACCATTAACATCGATTTTATCTTTCCATTCACTATTTCGGGAAGATTTGGAATATAGCTCTTTCATTTGAGAAAGGTATTCTTCTTCTTTTTCTTCATCCCACATTGACATAGGGTTTTGTATTGTTTTCTCGCCGTACTTTTCTGAGATTGCTTTTTCTACTGCTGCGATTTTATCGAATTCTTTATCTTTCATCAAATGTCCTATATGCTCCATACGTTGCAGCCATCCCAATGGCTACGCCCCCAACAAACCACCATGTCTTATTTCTGGGAGATGTTTTCTTAAGCGACTTAACAAGCGATTGAATTTCTCGATCTTTCTGCTCAATGAACAGATCGTATTCATTTGTAAGTGCCTGGTGTTCAATCTTCAGGGAACCTATTTCGAATTTATGTTTCTCTTCTAACTTTCTTAATTCGTACTGAATTTTTATATCGCATCCATATGCGGCAATATCATAATCTGAAAGTATTGTGGCAATTGCTTTTTCATCGAACAAAACACCCTCAAAGGGTGCCGGCTCATTATAGTCTAATATTGTAAATTTTGCCGGCTCTGTTGCGTTTGCCGACAAGGATAACATCAATAAAAGTTTAAGGAACATACTCGATACCAAAGGTTGCTTCTATATCTTTAATTAGTTCTTCTCTATCTTGATTGAACTTATTGGTGTATTCTCCCTTTTTATTCTCTCTTATTTGTTCAATCATCTCCAGCGCATCTTCGTAGTCTTCTTCAATTGCAGCGATCGAATCCATATAGTTTTCCATCAGTAATTGCTTTTCTTCTATTTCTTTTTTGTGAATCTCTTTGAGCCCTGCGATCTGAGCCTCGTTAGATTCTACCATTGTCGTATAGGCTGCCTGCATTAAGTGATAATCATATCTTGTTTTTAATACTATCACGGCGGCTAGCAAAACTATTGTAAGTATTTTCCAATTTTTTAATGCAAAATCTAAAATTTGCTTTTTAAGCATTATGCCCTCGTAAGCGAGCAATACCATCAATAACCGTTTGACCACCAATGTAAATTGCAGATATGATTACCCAATCCTCACTGGTAACATGACCTGCAAGGGTAAGTCCGGTGGCTGTGAGCCACACCATAAGCTTTCGCGAAGTTAGTTTCGCTAGCCATGTATCTACAAATGCTTGTGCTTTTGCCATCACCGTTCACCTCCGTTTTTCTTCTTTACGCTCTTAACGCATTTCTCATATTTCTCTTTATCTTCTCGGCCGACTTGTGCGGTACATATCGCCCAAGGGTTATTTTCTTTTTCACCAAGCGTCGTAACGAACTCAACTGAGTCCTCTTCTTCTGGTCACGTATATTCTTCATCCAAGCCGAGGGCTGTTCTTAAATCGTCTTGATTGTTTAAGTACTGGTGCTTTTTCCAAACATCATTTTGTTCTCCTGAAGATAGGTGGGGGAGCACTTTTCTCACGTCATCGATAGTTAAATTTCCGGTGCGGCGACTTCTTCGGGGGCCCGGGTGTAGTCCGAGATGTGGAGTGCCATCGCGACGATACTGCATTTTTCTCCATGTTGGAATTTCATCCAGCTTTTCAAGTTCTTCTCGAATAATCTGTTTAAGTTGTGCTTTAGTAATTTTCATACCTCAAAGTCTTCTTCGGCTGCGGTATCAATTTTAGGAATTGCATCCATCACTATTTCCAAATCAGGGATGGCTATATTGTGAGCTAGAACTGCGCTCACCTTATCATCCAATCCAAGATCCATAAAGAAATTCAGAGCCCTTGCTTGTGTCTCCGAGTCTGCGTCTGGGACCGGTCTTTCTTGGGAAGCGCGGCCGAGGGCCCCCACCTCTCCGGAGCGACCACCGATGTTGCTGACCATACCGCCATCTTCTACTATTATACGTATCTCTTCTTTGATAAGTTTTATAAGTTGGGATTTAGACATTTTCATTATGTATCGCACCCAAATGATATACCATGAGCCTCTTTAAAGTCGGTGATTGCGGCCGCAACTGCCTCTTTGGTGCACGGGCCGCCATACCAAACTTCAAACATTTCTTTAAGTTTTAAGTTTTGTATTTCATTTGGGAGGGCCCCAAGTCCAATTAAAACTTCTGATAATATCTCCCCCAACAATTCAGAATCATCTTCCTCTACCACCGCAAGGGCAGGAGAAATAGAAGTTTTGTTTATAAGTTTGCGCCAAAGTGTTTTTAAACAGCTCATTTAGTGGTTACTCCGAGGCAGGCGATATATCAGGCGTTGAGTCCCCAGTGCCTCCGGCACCAGCGGCGCCGTCGCCACCCATCGATTGCATCATTGCCGTAATCTCAGGAAGCATTTGAACCAACTGCATAATCTGCGGCAAGTACTTGACTACTTGTGCAATCATCGCCGGGTTTTCGTTAAGTTGCTGTTCTGCATGAACTTGTTCCAGCTCTTCCTTAATAAGTTTGCTGAGTTGTGATTTTGTGATTTTCATTTTGGAACTCCTATATTACTAGTCCATTCATACTTAGTATTCATCTTCATATCGATCGGGATCGCCATATAGATCGCGACCCACTTCGTCTGACAGATCTCGATACATCTCTTCTGTGTCGTGGTATACGGTAGTTTCTCCATCTTGGTGCGTTACCAAAATAGCAGGTTTTCCATCGCTAGCGATCTCAACGGATGCCTCGACATTAAACTTGTCAGCTAAGTCTTGTACTTCATCACGCATAAGATCTTCAGGGCTCATGTGTTCTTCGCCAGTATCAATATCGGCAACAGCACGGCCGGGTTCGTATGCTGCTTCGTTTAAATGCTTTCGCCAATTTTCAAATAGTTGTTTCATGTTGCTAATCCATTCATACTTAGTATCGCAATCAATCCGGGCACATTCTTTCGGACGTAAACGCCAGAGAAAAGTGTCTCGCATCGACCGCCGACATAAGCGAT